ATTATAAGAACAATGATGACCCCGAAGGCCTAGTCGTTGTTATTAATGATTATTTAAATAGAATGAGTAAGATAGTATTAGACAATGGTGGCACAATTGATAAGTATATGGGCGATTGCATAATGGCATTCTGGAACGCACCCTTAGACTGTCCTAACCATGCGGAGATGGCTGTTAAGACGAGTATAGAGTGTGCTAAAGAAACAGCATTATTAAAGAAAGAATTTAAAGATAAAGGTTTGCCAGAGATTAACATTGGTTCAGGTGTCAACACAGGAACATGTATCGTTGGTAATATGGGTAGTGACATGAGATTTGACTACTCAGTAATAGGTGACGCAGTAAACTTAGCTGCTAGACTAGAGGCTGCGACAAGGAATTACAAAGGTAAAGATGGTAATATTCTTGCTACATTATATTCTTCTCACACAATGGAACAACTGAAAGATGTTGAAAGTATTGAAGTTGACAAAATTAAAGTCAAAGGTAAAGAAGAACTAATCACAATTTATAAACCGGTGATGAAGAAGGAGGGTGCTTAATATATCATAATATTTTCTAACAACTAGAAGGAGGCTGATTGACTAGATTACAACATAGGAAACTATATCAAGTAATTAAGAAAAGAAGAAGAACCGACCATAGAACACAATTATACCTATTATTTGATAGTTGGGTTCAGATTAGAAAACAAAAAGATAGAAGGAGGAGGAAAACGCAGAAAAAACTTTACATAATGAAAAGATGTGAAGAATTAAACATTCGTTTAACGGCGTAAATACCTAAATAACTATAGAGGTCAATATAGAAAAAAGATAACTCCAATTATGTTATCATCAAGTAAGAATGATTAGACCTTTTATTCCGTCCTTGCAAGGATTGTTAAGCATTAAACGAGAGAGAAAAAATGGCAGATAATATCACCGACTTAAAGGTAGAAGTAGCCGGCGTCAAAAAAGACATTGAGCAGGCCTACAACTTGAATAGTAGATTAGATACTGCTATTGAAAAGTTGACAGATGTATCTACATCTATAAAACAGATGTTAGCCGTACACGAAGAGAAGATTGCTAGGCAAGAACAGATTGATGAAATTATATTTGATAAACTTAAAGAACGAGCTGGTGAGATAGGCAAAGTTCATACAGAATTATCAAAAGAAATCCAACAAGTAGAAAAGAAATTACTTTTAGAGATACGACAAATGAAGCTTGACATTGGTGGGAGAGTTGGTATACTAGAGAAGTACAGATGGTTAATAATGGGCGGTGCCGTTGTTATAGGGTGGTTTATAGCCTTAAACGGTCACGAAATCCTACAGATGATTAAGTAGACCAACTGGAATAGATTGGTCAAAAAAACAGCGCTGGAAACCTCGGTGCTATTTTTTCACTGGAAAGTTTTTTCCACCATTGACAAATGAATAAGTTTACTATATAATGTGAGTTGCTATGTCGAGTTATATTGATTTAAAATACATAAATGAAGTGTCTGCCAGATTGTCGCAGTTTAAGAAGAAAGGTGACTATCTTTTTAACTTTAGATGTCCACATTGTGGTGATTCTAAGAGGAACAAGACAAAGGCCAGAGCATACTTCTACAGAGTGAAAAATGATATGTTTTTCAAATGTCACAACTGTGGCGAAGGACAATCTTTTTCAAACTTTCTAAAATTTATAGACATCAAGAAATATGAAAATTATCTATTAGAGAGATATAAAGGGTCGGCACCCTCCACGCCTCAGCCGAAGTTTACAGATTTTAAACCAGATTTTAAAGAAGTAGACATATTAGACGGTCTTCAATCGGTCAGCGAACTGAAAGAAGGCCATCCAGTATTACAATATGTAAAAAATAGAAAGATACCCGAATCGTATTATTCTAAATTATATTTAAGTGACAAGTTTATGGCTTTTGTTAACAAAGTGAAACCAAATACATTTAGTCATACTAAAGGTGAACATCCTAGATTGATTATACCTTTTTATGACAAAGACGGAAAAGTATTCGCTTTTCAAGGCCGAGCATTCGGCAAAGAACAACCAAAATATCTAACTATTAAGTTAGACGAGAATAAACAAAAAGTTTATGGTTTAGATACTGTTAACTTACAAGACCATATTACTATAGTCGAAGGACCAATAGATAGTATGTTTTTAAATAATTGTTTAGCGGCTGCCGGTGCAGACTTGACATTACGAATAGAACCTGTTAATATAACATATATATTTGATAATGAACCGAGAAACAAAGAAATTGTTAAAAGAATGTATGATGTGGTAGAGAAAGATTACAACCTTGTCGTGTGGCCAGATGATATGCGACATAAAGACATTAATGATATGATTCTATCTGGAATGAGTAAGGCTGAGGTGCAAACTATTATAAGTAACAACACCTTTGCTCAGTTAGAAGCGTTAACCAAATTAAGTTACTTTAAGAAATGTTAGGAGAAATGAATGGTAAATAAAGAGATATTAAATGTACAAAAAAGAAACGGCAGAGGTAGTGAACCTCTTAACATTGAAAAGATACATGAAATGGTTGAGTATGCGTGTGAAGATATTACAGGCGTTTCATCATCTCAGGTAGAGATGTCAAGTGGTCTACAATTTTATGATGGCATGACTACAGATGAAATTCAAAAAATTCTAATTAAGTCCGCTTCTGACCTTATCTCTTTAGACAATCCTAATTATCAGTATGTAGCTGCTAGACTATTACTTTATAGTCTAAGAAAACAAATTTTCGGTAGATTATGGGACCATCCACATATTTTTGAACATGTTACTAGAGGTGTTGATAAAGGTGTTTATGATAAAGATATTTTATCTTTGTATGAGAAAAAAGATTTTGACAGAATGGAAAACTGGATTTCGCATGAAAGAGATTACGATTTCACTTATGCTGGCCTACAACAAGTCGTTGACAAATATCTAGTACAAGATAGAAGTACAGGTGAGTTATTTGAATCACCACAGTTTATGTATATGATGATTAGTGCTACACTATTCGCCAAGTACCCAAAAGAAAAAAGGTTGACATATGTTAAAAAATATTATGACGCTATTTCAAGATTTAAAATCAATATTCCTACTCCAGTTATGGCCGGTGTTAGAACGCCTATTAAACAGTATGCTAGTTGTGTGTTGGTTGATGTTGATGATACTTTGCCTAGTATTTTCAGTAGTGATATGGCCATTGGAAGTTATGTTGCACAAAGGGCTGGTATTGGCATTAACGCTGGTCGTATTCGTGGAATCAATTCGAGAATTAGAGGCGGTGAAGTCCAGCATACAGGAGTTGTACCATTCCTTAAAAAGTTTGAATCAACAGTTAAGTGTTGTACTCAAAACGGTGTTAGAGGTGGGAGTGCAACGGTTCACTTTCCTGTTTGGCATAAAGAAATAGAAGATATTATTGTTTTGAAGAACAATAAAGGTACAGAGGATAACAGAGTACGAAAATTAGATTATTCAATTCAGTTGTCTAAATTATTTTATGAAAGGTTTATAAATGACGAAGACATCACACTCTTCTCGCCACACGAAGTGCCAGAACTTTATGAAGCGTGGGGAAGTGACCAATTTGACGAACTATACCGAACAGCAGAAAGAAAAACAAGTGTTGCTAAAAAGAAAGTGTCAGCACAAACCTTGTTTTTTGCTATGCTCAAAGAGAGAGCAGAAACCGGTAGAATTTACATAATGAACATTGACCATTGTAATACTCATTCTAGTTTTAAAGATAGAATTTACATGTCAAACTTATGCCAGGAGATAACATTACCTACAGACCCTATTCAACACATTGATGGTAAGGGAGAAATTGCATTATGTATTTTAAGTGCAATCAATGTTGGTAAATTATCTTCTCTTGATGAATTAGAAGTATTATGTGACCTTGCTGTAAGAGCATTAGAAGAAATTATCGACCATCAACAATATCCTGTTAAGGCTGCCGAAGTATCTACAAAGGCAAGAAGAAGTCTTGGTATTGGTTATATTGGTCTTGCACACTATCTAGCAAAAAACAAATTAAAATATGATGATAAAGAAGCGTGGAAAGAAGTTGACAAATTAACAGAGGCATTTCAATATTACCTATTGAAAGCTAGTAATGAAGTTTCACAAGAAAAAGGACCTTGTGAGTATTTCCACCGTACCAAATATTCAGATGGCATCCTACCTATTGATACTTACAAAAAGGAAGTTGACGAAATCTCTAGCAGAAAACTGACTATGAAATGGGAACAACTCCGTAAAGATATCAAAGAGCATGGTTTAAGACATAGCACCTTATCAGCTCAAATGCCTTCTGAATCTTCTAGTGTGGTTTCTAATGCTACAAACGGCATTGAACCACCTAGAGATTATTTAAGTATTAAAAAGTCTAAGAAAGGTACACTAAAACAAGTTGTACCAGATTATCCTAGATTAAAGAACTTTTATACTCTATTATGGGACATGAAAGGAAATGAAGGATATATAAATATCGTTGCAGTAATGCAAAAGTATTTTGACCAAGCAATTAGTGGTAATTGGTCTTACAATCCAGAAAATTATGAAGACAATCAAGTACCTGTGTCTGTTATGGCACAAGACTTATTGACTACATATAAACTAGGTTGGAAGACTTCTTATTATCAAAATACTTATGATTCAAAAAGTGATATTGACGAACCAACACATCCAGTTGGTTGGAAAGATAATGTAGAAGTAACCAAACCTACAACTTTAGCAATTGAAGAAGATTGCGATAGCTGTACAATATAGAAAGAAATATATGGCATATTTGTGTGTTAACACACCTCATGTTGATGTGTATGTTAAGAAAGAGTATCTATATGATGGACAAAAAGGTCACGGAGAGTTAGTTGAAGGTGTATGGGTAACAGCAAAGTCGATACAAGGCAGAGCGTTATATTTTGAAACTTATATACCAGAGTACGGTGCTTTGTATGATAAGTTACCTATTAGTGCTTTTGTATGGAAAAAAGATTATAAAGGAGAAGTATTATTACCAGAATTGCAGTTATGGGATTGTTTTAGTTATGATATTGCGATTATTGAAAAACAAATGCTTATCGGCAATCAATGTAAATATTTGTCACCAAGCAAACAATGGTATAAAGGTTGGTATATGTTTACAATAGACAATGCTAACTCAACAAATTTAGAAAGAAATGTGACTTATAGTGAAGTACCATCACAACATAAGTCATTTAATATATTGAAATTAGAGAATGGTTACTTTGCAGCTCAACCGAACAACAGAGTGATATTTTATGATAAGAGTTATACTCCTAGTGAGTTGAAGTTTCCAGACTTCAATGTGTCCACTAAAGAGTATAGTGTAGAATGTGAACAAAAATGGACAGCTGGTGATAGCGATAAGTTTTTTTATGATATAGAGGAAAGAAAAGAATAATGGCAAGAAGTGTATTTAACAAAGATAAAAAATTAGACCAAATGAAACAACCAATGTTTTTTGGAGAAGACCTACAGGTTCAACAATATAGTGATATGAAATATCCTATTTTTGATAAATTGAATCAACAACAGTTAGGTTATTTTTGGAGACCTGAAGAGATTTCATTACAAAAAGATAGAAACGATTATGCTGAATTGTCTGACCAACAAAAATTCATATTCACTTCTAATCTAAAATACCAAACTATGTTAGATAGTGTACAAGGTAGAGGTCCATGTTTAGCATTTTTACCATTTGTATCTAATCCTGAATTAGAAGGTTGTATTGTTACATGGGATTTCATGGAAACAATTCACAGTAGAAGTTACACACACATTATTAAAAATCTTTATTCACAACCTAGTGAAGTGTTTGATACTATTCTTACAGATGAGAAGATTGAAAAAAGAGCTGAGAGTGTTACAAAAACTTATGACGACCTAATTGAAATGGGTTACAGATGGCACCTTGATAAGAGTAAAGTTGATTTACAAGAACTTAAAAAGAAAATGTACCTTGCAATGGTGAGTGTGAACATCTTAGAAGGACTAAGGTTCTATGTATCATTTGCTTGTTCGTTTGCATTTGGTGAATTAAAATTACTTGAAGGTTCTGCTAAGATTATTTCTATGATTGCAAGAGATGAAAGTCAACACCTTGCAATGTCACAAACAATTATTAATAACTGGCATGATAGAAATGATGATAAAGACTTTATCAAAATCAGAAAAGAATGTGAAAAAGAAGTGTACAAGATGTACGAAGAATCAGTAGAAGAGGAAAAAAGATGGGCAACATATCTATTTTCGCAAGGAAGTATGATTGGACTATCAGAAAAACTATTACACCAATTTGTAGAGTACATGGCGAACCGAAGAATGAAGTCAATCGGCCTAACACCACAGTACGAACAAAAAACAAATCCTTTACCATGGGTCGACCATTGGTTAAACAGTAAGGGTATGCAAAATGCACCACAGGAAACAGAAATTGAATCCTATGTTATAGGTGGCATTAAGCAAGATGTAACTAAAGACCAATTCAAAAAATTTAAACTATAATGCAAATGGAAAAATCAAAAAAAGCATGTACCTCCTGCGAAACTAAATATACCGTAATATGGGATATTAACGAGCAAGATTTAGAACCACTTACTTGCCCATTTTGTGGACATGAGGTATCAAATGACGAAGAAATTGAAGAGCGACACGAAGACGATTTGGAAGACGAAGATTGGAATTGATTATAGTTTAACCAGTCCAGCTGTCCATATTGACGACATAAAAAGTGGTACTTTTTCATTTCATTACTTAACAGGTAAAAAGAAATGGATTGGTAAACAAGGTGAAAATATAACTGGTTATGAACATAAAGAATGGAAAGACCCTATTGAAAGATTTACTTATATATCAGATTTTGTTATGGACCTATTATCAGATTACAAACAAAATCAACCAATTATTTTCATTGAAGGATACTCCTTTGGTTCAAAAGGCCGAGGTGTATTTCAAATTGCTGAAAATTGTGGTATTCTTAAATATCGTTTACTTGAAGAAGAGTATGGTTATCACACAGTTGTACCTAGTGTTGTTAAAAAAGGTGCTACTGGAAAAGGTAATGCAGACAAAGATATGATGTATGAGGCATTTGTGAAAGAATTGCCAGAATACAATTTGAAACAAATACTTGATACAGATAAGACAGGTAATCCATTATCTGATATTGTAGATAGTTATTATGTTAAAAAGGTTGGTTATGAAAATTTATCTATTTGATACTAAAAAAGCTTCATTACCATTTGTAAGGGCATTTTGTGATAAACATAAACATGAAGTTTTTAATCCAAAAGAAAATAATAAATCGCCAGGTAAAGGCGCTGATAGATTTTTAGATTTCAGCTGGCCAACATGGAATGGTGAAATACCTGAAGATACGGCTGTCGTGTTTCAAGGCCTTGTAAGAGGAACTAAACAGGTCCAAGAAGTTTGCATTGCAGATAAGAGAGATTGGTATTACTTTGACCAACCATACTTCTTTATGAAAGACTACCAACAATCAGACACAGGCGATAGATGGTATCGTATCTGTAAAAACAATACTCAAAAAAATTATTTAGAAAAGTCTTATAAGGTCGATAGAAGATACGATAAACTTATGGAAAGACTTAATCAAAAATGCAAAGACGAATTAACACCAAAACCATGGCAGTATAATGGTAAACACATTCTAATTATACCACCTAGTTATCATACAGCCGTTTGGTATGGTATAGACAGACATGAATGGACACAAGACATTGTTAAGAAGATTGCAAAGTATGATAGAACATATCCTATTGTGATTAGAGAAAAATTTAAAGGTAAAGTAGATTGGGGAGATAAAGTAGATAAACCATTAAGCGAAGATTTAAAAGATTGTTATGCTATGGTATCTTTTCATTCTATGTGTGCTGTACATGCCGTTATGAATGGCATACCTAGTTTTTGTAGTGAACACTCACCTGCTTATCCTGTAAGTTTAGGTTTAGATGAACTAGACCAAATTAAAGACCCCTTATATGCTGGCGATAGAGAAGATTGGGTAAAATCTTTAATGTGTGCCCAATTTACAGAGACCGAAATGAAATCGGGTCAAGCATATGGCCATTTGAATGGAGAAAATATATGGTAAAGATATTAGAAAGTTTACAAAAAAGTAAATTACAAGACAATCCTTGGGAACATTTCATCATTGAAAACATCTTAACAGATGAACAAATTGATGAGGTTAGAAACGCTAGTGTAACTAGAGATGGAGTTTTGCATGATGGTACAAGGTCAGGTTATGTAAAAGGTGTTGAGAAACAAAACCATAAACTAAGAGAATATATTACAAAGGATAATTATCAAAAGTATCCTGAACTCACAAAACTTATTAATGATTTGCGAAGTGTACCTGTAAGGAAACATATTGCTAAGATGGTTGGTAATGAAGATGGTTTTGAAGGTTCATTTGTAAGATTAGAAGTATTGAATGATGTAGAAGGATTTTGGTTGAAACCTCATTGTGATATACCAGAGAAACTAATATCAAGCTTAATTTATGTAAACAAAACAGGCGAAAATATTAACTTAGGCACAGATTTATATAGCGAAGATTTAGAGTTGATAAAAACTGTACCATTTTGGAATAATTATGGATATATATTTCATGGACCTAACAAATGGCATGGTATGAATAAAGGTAAAAATATTAAAATAGAACGAAGAGGCATACAATTAAATTATGTTACTTTTCAAACAGATTGGCCAGTACATGAAGATTAAGGAGATAAAATGAACGAACAAGAACTATTAAGTGAGATTAAACGATTAGAAGGTGAATATATGCAACCTCAATCTTTTAAACAATATAAAAACTACTGGCTGCCAGAAAGTGTGGTCAAAGATAGTACAAATGTATTATCATTAGGTGTACATAGAGATGTGGGTTGGGAACAGGCCATGTTAAAAGACAATCCTGATATGAATATACATTTATATGACCCTACACCAGATAGTGTGAAACTATTTGAAACAAACTTTCCTGGTAAAGACAAGATGACATTTCATCAACTAGCATATGCTGGTGAGAATGGCAGTATGAACTTTTATTATGATAGAAGTGACTTATCAAAATGTTATTCACTTATACCACTACCACAGTTTGGTGAAAACCCAGCACATATCACAGTAGAAACAAAAAATCTACAAACGATTATGGCTGATGATATGCCACAACCTGATATTATCAAAGCAGATATTGAGGGTGTATGGTGGGATTTCTGTAGAGAGATTATTGACCAAGATGTACAATTCAAAGCATTTCTAATTGAGTTCGAAGTTAAGTTAATTGACAACGAAGAAAGTTTGAAACAATATGAAGACTTGTTAAAAGAGTTTAAAAATGGTCCTTATGAGATTTATTTAAATAGACCAAGAAACAAGTGTTTATCTGAAGCAGTTATTATAAGAGCAAATTAATGAAAAAAGTCTTTGATTGGTGGTTACCTGATAGTGATAAACATATATCAGAGAAGTTAGAAGAACAATCTGTTATTAATAGAGGTTATGATTATCAAACACAACAAAGAGATTATGCATTATCATTTTCTTTAAAATATGCAAGTAGAAGTAAAGTAGCTATTGATATTGGTGGTCATATTGGTTTATGGTCTGTTGATATGGCAAATCATTTTAAAGAACTTATCATTTTTGAACCTGTCAGAGAAAATAAAGAATGTTTAATTAATAATATGGCCGATAGAGGTATTACTAATTATAGACTTCATACTTGTGCTTTAGGTTCAAAGAGTGGTACTATAAAACTAAACACAAATGATGATAACTCAGGTAATCCTTTTGTAGATTTAAAAAATGGTACCGAAGAGGTGCAGATAAAAACACTTGACATGTTTGGTTATTCAAGAGTTGATTTTATTAAAATAGATGTAGAGGGTTTTGAGTTAGAAGTTTTAAAAGGTGGTGAACACACAATTAAGGCATGTAAACCTATCATTATACTAGAAACTAAAGACAAACACTATCTAAGATATGGTACAAACTTTAGAGAAATCAAAGCATGGTTAGAAGATAGAAATTATAAGATTGAAAATGTGATTAATTCAGAGGCAATTTTTGTCGATAAGAAGTTACCAACTAGAACATATTTTGCGAGTAAAGATGAACATTAAAACTATTACAACTTACAATAATAAATTATATAAAGAATATGCTTATAGGTTTAAAGAGACCTATAACTGGCCATTTCCTTTGAAAATCTACAATGAAGATGAATGTATGATGAAAGTCTTACCAGAATTAAAAGAGTTTGTAGAACGAAACAAAGATAGACAACCATACTCAGACTACAGAGTAAAAGGTAAAGAGTTTCTTACAGATGGTGTTCGTTTTAGTTATAAAGTATATGCATATTGTCATGCCATTATAAACGAAGATGTTGATGGTATAATTTGTATTGACGCTGATAGTGTATTTCATAAACCAATTGATGAAGATTGGATTAAGAAACATATACATAGAGATGATTGTATGATGACATACCTAGGCAGAGGTGACCATTATAGTGAATGTGGTTTCTTATACTTTAATTTAAAACATCCAGTTATTCAATCGTATGCACACAGAATGAAATCATTGTATGATACAGACGGCATATATGACCTTAAAGAACAACATGATAGTTTTGTATGGGATTATGTAAGAAAAGAATTTGAGAACAGAGGTACGAGAAATCACAACATTGGTGACGGTAAACCAGGTCATGTTCAAGCAAGGTCAATATTAGGTCCTGTTTATGACCATACAAAAGGTAACAGAAAATTAAAAGGGCGTAGTCCGGAGGCAAGAGTATGATAGATGTTTTTATAGGTTATGATGAGGGCGAAAAGGTTGCCTTTCATATATTGGCTGAGAGTATAAGAAGAAACTCTAGTCAACCAGTTTCAATCACACCATTGTGTTTGAGTAATATACCAGAATTTACAAGAGAGAAACAAGAAAACCAATCTACAGATTTTGCATTTAGTAGATTTATGGTACCAAGTTTAAGAAAGTATGAAGGTTTTTCTATTTTTATGGACTGTGATATGATGTTTAGAGGAGATATTGCAGAGTTGTGGGAAAAAAGAAACTACATCTATTCTGTTATGTGTTGTAAACATGATTATGAACCTAAACAAGATAAGTTTAGAGGTGCAAAAAACGAAAAGTTTGAAAAGAAAAACTGGTCTAGTATGATGATTATGAATAATAGTCTATGTAATAGATTGACACCTGAGTATGTTAATGAAGCTTCAGGTTTAGACTTACATCAATTTAAATGGTTGCCAAATGAACATGCTATTGGTTCATTAGATTTAGAATGGAACTGGTTAGTTGGTGAATATGAATACAATCCAGACGCAAAGAATGTACATTGGACATTAGGCGGT